GTATCAGCGCGAACAGCTTGAACGGGCTATCCACATAGGACAGCACCTTGCTTAGTATGTCTGCTGGCTTTTCGTCACTCATCCTAGTCCAATCATTCCAAGTAGTTTATTCACAATCTTATTTGACAAGTCATCGGGCAGGAACTGGAGAAACCCAAGTACCCACCAAGCAATGCACAACCGCACAAAAACTTTAAGGAAGAGGTCAAATTGCTTTTGGTACTCATTCACCGCCCACATCCTGCTTTGCCGCAAATATTCTGCAACTCAGTCAAGCCAAAAGCAATCAGCGTTACAAGAAAAACAATTGCCAAGCTCGCAACTAGATAAATTGTCTGTTCTTCCTCGGCTTCCTTGGCTTTCTTCTCTTCAAGCCGTAGTGCCTTCATCTCTTTGGCATCTGCCAAATCCATTGCGGCTTGACGTGCTTTAATCTTGTTCCATACGTCAATCTTGCCTGTTGTCATGAAGAGCATCTTTAACTCTTCTTCAAACGTTCTGGCTTGCTCAAGAACCATCTCGATCTGTAGCGCGGTTCCCATATTGGAACCCTTCTTGGAGCGTTTGGCCTCGATCATCGCTTTGGTAGCGGTGCTCCTAGCATCAAACATCTTGCCTATCATCGGGGCAAGACCGCCTAAATCATTGGCAACCTTGCTGGCCTTCTTGACCATGTTGATGGCATTTTGCAACCCATCCAGTGCTGCTATGGGATCAATTGAAATCACACTAAAGTCCAAGCAATGGTGTACGTGCCAAAAATAACAAAGGCCACAAGAAGGGCTGCGGCAATGAATGCTTCAGCCCAGTCCCACATATTAAAGCCCCAAGATCTTTTTAACAAACTCTCCGGCAACTCCTGGACCAAACAAGACCGCTGCAATGACGATGTAAAGTAGATACTCGATCGTTTTCATGCGTTCTTTTCCACGATCAAGCGCGTCCTGTATAGAGCGATAACGCTCTGTGCAGACTGCTTCGTGAACCGCCAACCGAGTATCTACAGGTTCCATTATTGCACCGCTACGTCAGTCACTGCCTCTTCAGGCTTTGCTTCTAATGCATCCTTCAGCATTTTGAAGAAGGCATCTCTGCCTACCTGCAACTGATCTACATTGAACCTTGCTGAATCCAACTTGCGATCTAAGTCTGCAACATGGTTGAGCAACATCTGCTGTTGCTGGCTCATGTCTTCAAGTTTGTAATCAACGCCATCGATTGTCACAGGGGTCTTTTTGTCGTTTCCCATGATGTTTCCTTTAATGCGCCACCAAGATCGGGTGGTGGCTTCCCGTTATGCAGTTTGTCGTGCCGCTTCAGCCGCAGTCTGTGCCGCTTGATAGGCCGCAACGACTTCAGCAGTCCATGCTGTATTACAAATAGCAACAACATTAGCGGGAACGCCTGTTAAGTCTTGGGCAGGGACAAGACTAGAGCGATGGTAAGTTTGGCTTAATTGAACGTCATTTTCCATGATGCGTGTAGCTTCACGATAAAGAACGATGCCGTTCTCTTGAACTGTGATTTGATCTATGACTGTGGTTTTAGTAAGTGACATTTGGGTTTCTCCTTAAAGTTGGCGTTGTGTCCAGCCTGACCAATCCAGTCAGGCTAATGAACTTCGTGGTTAGACTGTGCTATATGTTGCTACAAAATAAACACTTGTACTGTTTCCAAAATTTGCATCAGATAATGTTCCAACTGATGTAGCGGCGGCGTAATTTGTTAAAATAATTTGTGTTGAATTATTTCCTACATAACCAAGAGGGCTAACAGCGGTTGCAAAATTTTGCCAATAATTAAATACAGCCGTTGCGCCTTCTGACCTTCCACTGGCATTTGCATTGGTGAACGGCAATCCTGTAATTCTTGTCTGTCCTGTTGAACTTCCTTTATTACTTAAAACAAGTAGCGCCCATATAGTTACTTGAGCGCCAACTTTAATATATCCACCAGATTGAGTGCTGTAAGTTATTCCAGTAGTTCCATTGCCAAAACTATACGCTGGAGTCCAAAGCCCCTCCTCATAATCATCTAGCGTATTAGCGTCTGATGATGCTGATTGAGTTGCGGGGAATGTGATGCCAGCACCTGTAGCGGCTGTAGCGCCTTGAAGGGCTAGTGACTTATCTTTGTTAATGCTTAATACTTGGGTAAAGGTTGCTACAGCACCAGACGCACCAGTAGGGGCAACAGACCAAGTATGTAATCCATCAGAACCAATTGTGTAAAGTCCTGCATTAGTGTTTGCAACAGCGTTTTTATAAATCCATTGATTTGAACTATTAAAGTAAACATTGTTTGCCAAAATAGTGTTTGGCCCTGCTTGAGTTACTAAAGCAGAATATGTAAGTTCTAATGCACGTTCACCATAAGTTACGTTAAATGCAGACCTCCAAGCACTAGGCGTAACACCAATACCCACGTTCTGTGAAGCATCCACAGTCACCGCAGTAGTCCCTGCCGTTTGCAGTTGCAAGATGCCCGATGTGTCAGCAGTGGTGACTAGCCCACCTGATGTAGCGGCGTTGATTATGCTTGCCATTAGTTAGCCTCCAACGCAGTGATGCGCTCTGTGAGTTGTGTGATTAGGGCTTGTTGTTCTTGAATCGCTTTTGTCAAAATTGCAATCATGTTACCTTCCGCAATTCCTAAGAATTCTTCAACATAGGCTTCTTTTGTAACATTTCCATCAGCATCTTTTTCTTCTGGAATAGTGCATTCGTTGCGTTTAATAATGCTATTTAAATATGGCTTATCTACCAATACTTGCTGAACTTCTTGAGCAATAAACCCTACAGTTGGTTGTTGTCTATCAAAATTATGAACTGGATGATTTTTCCATTCAAATTGAACTGGGTTTAATGCGTTAACTAAACTTAGCGCACCCGATAATGGAATTACATTTTCTTTGTAACGACCATCAGATGTGGCAATAGTAGCGGAAGTCGCAAAAATCTGACTGTTTACTTGCAGGTTATAACTACCATTACTAGTTGTATATCCTAGAAGCAAATAACCTGCTGACGTAAGCACCATTGTTTTTGTATAAACGCCAGCAACACGAGATAAAAATCCTAAATTTGAACTAGAGTTACCTACGCCAATTACACCATCAGTTCCATCATCACCCATTAAAATAGAGTTAGCACTGCCACTAAATCGCGCAACAGTGCTGGTCATAATTGAGGTAACAATTCCACCACCAGTGACCACAAGTTTTGCGTTAGTAGGATTTGTATCGCCTATACCTAAATTCCCTGCGGAAGTAAGACGCATTTTTTCAACATTTGTGTTAGTAAAAATGTTAGGGTTTGTGTAAAACAACAACGCGCCAGAACTACCACCCGCTTCGTTTGAATAACCAACAGATGCGTATGTGTATGTTGTTGATGGGTTTCTAAATGCAATTTGCAAACCTGAGTTGGCGGCAGATGGTGCATCAGTAATAGCAAGGGCAACAGTAGTTAAATTAGTTGTTGAAAAACCACCAACATCTAATTTTGCAGAAGGTGTCGTAGTCCCAATACCAACACTACCAGTTGTGTAGTAAATATTAGCACCAGTAGTTGTCCATTGGCTTGCGGCAGATGTAAGTGCAACTGTCCCTGATGTTGCAGGTAGCGTTAGGGTGACTGTTCCCGCCACAGCAGGGGCTTGTAGCGTGACCGATCCGCTTGTGTCGCCAGCAATAACTATTGAACTCATAATTTATCCTTACAAAACAACCCAGCGTGAACCGCTGGCGACTGTGACTGATTGACCAGAAGCTATCGTAACTGGGCCTGATGACATACCTGAGTAACCTGCGGCAATTGTATAACTCACAGCAATAGATTGGCTGTTTACGTAGATGCCGTTTGATGCATTCACAACAGAAGAACTCAACTCGCCCGTGCTGGGCTTATAAAGAAACTTAGCGTTGGAGGTAAACAGCGTTGAAGCCGTGCCAGACGTAGCGTTTGCAAACAGTGGGAAGACGTTAGTTGCCGTGGATGTGTCGTTGCTCAATCCCGCGCCACCAACAGAAGACCATGCAGTGCCGTTGTAACCCTCAAACTCCGTTGTTGTGGTGTTGAATCGGAGCATACCGCTTGCTGGAGTTGGTCGTTCACCAGTCGTTCCCTTGCTAATGCTTAAAGCACCAGTAGACGTAAAGGTAGAGTCAGAAGACGCTGTAAACCCTGTTGTGCTTAGAACCGTGCCGTTCCAAGTCAAGCTAGACGAGGCGCCAAACACGCCACTGTTGTTAAACTGAATCTGTGTGTTAGAACCAGCAACAATTCCAGTACCGCCAGCACCTGCTAAAAGCGTAACCGTTCCAGCATTGCTCTTGTAGTACAGCTTGCCGTCAGTGATGTTGATCGCCAACTCACCATTAGCAAGGTTGCCAGAAGTAGGTACAGCCGCCGCAGTGGTGCTGAAATAAAGCTGTATGGGTGTGTAGCCTGCTTGTGCCATTTTCTATCCTTAGAAAGTTCCGCCAGAGATGCCCGACCACGTTGGTGCGCTTGCTCCTGTCGATGTTAATACCTGTCCAGCCGTTCCTGCCGCTGTGAATGCATACGCGGTTCCAGTACCGTAAGCTGATCCACCAGCCGTAGGTGTAGCAGTGGAGTTCGTACCACCGTTGGCAATAGCAAGAGTTCCTGCCAATGTAATTGCTCCAGTGGTTGCCGTAGCAGGCGTAAGGCCAGTAGTTCCAGCACTGAATGAGGTTACACCAGTTGCTGGCGCGGCAACCCATGATGCCGTTGTTCCATCAGATGTCAGCAAGTATCCGTTTGCACCAATAGCCAGACGACTTGCCGTGTTGACACCAGTTCCAATTATCAGGTCACCAGTTGTAGTGATGGGCGACAAAGCATTGAATGCCGCGCCTGCTGTTGACTGTCCTGTACCACCGTTTGCTATTGCCACAGTACCAGAGGTGATCTGATTGCCGTTGATTGCAATTGCGGTGTTGGATGCCAAGGTCAATTGACCCTGCGCATTGACTGTGTAGTTTGGAACAGAAGAGGCTGAACCATACGCGCCAGCAGTCACCGCTGTGTTAGAGATGCTGAACTGCGTACCTGTAAGGGTTAAACCAGTCCCAGCAGAGTAGATCTGTGTTGCAGAGATTTGCACAAACGTAATCGCTGTAGTGCCAAAGGTGATTACACCAACGGTGTTACACACGTACGTTTCACCAGCGCCAGTGTTTCCTGACGTGATGAAGAACGCATCACCTTCGCCCAAGCTGTTTGGACTCTTCAGGGCATACGTGTCAGCATCAGATGCACGGGTCAACACCCATGCGGTTGAACCATCACCAACCGTTGTAACAACGTAGACACCGTTCTGAGCTTGGTTGGTTTGGTTGTAAATCAAGATGCGGTCAGCAACTGAAGCAACCACGCCGTCTGGAGTAAACGCAACCAAAGCGCCTGCATTAGTCAGCGTAGCACCGACACCAGCCGTACCATTGTTATAGGTTGCGTTAAGGTTACCTGAAGGAACCTCGTACTTGACTGGGGCATGGTAGGTGATGCCAGATGACACCAAAGTATCTACATATTGCTTGGTTGCCAAGTCAAGCGCGGCAACTGGGTTTTGAGTCACCGTTACGCTGGTCAATCCAGCAGGGGTGAGTGACGTTCCACCAAGAGCGATGTTGGTTGTACCAAGCGTAATTTGACTGTTTGTCAAGCTTGCATTTGCAATGTTTGTCAGCGTATTAGACGCACCACTGATCGTCTTATTGGTCAGCGTCTGAGTACCAGTGAGCGTAGCTACAGTTGAATCAATCGCAATCGTGACAGCGGTAGATCCGTTGTAGGATGTACCAGTTAGCCCTGTGCCAATGGTCAATGCATTTGTTGCTGTGGCAGTGATCGTGCCAGACGCACCCAAAGCAACAGTGACGCCATTATAGATCACTGAACTATTTGCCAAACCAGCATTAGGAATTGTCGTGCTGGCAGTCATAACGCCAGTACCGTTTCCGTACACATAACCAGTCAAGGTATTTGCGCCAGTACCACCGCTTGCAACATTAAGCGTACCGCCTAAAACAATACCGCCGCTCGTAGGGGCTGCAGGCGTTAACCCTGTAGACCCACCGCTGAATGATGTAACGCCTCCGGATAGCGAAAACTGGCGCCACGTGCCAGATGCGTAACCGTCAAAAGTAGAAGTTGTAGTGTTAAATCTAAACTGGCCTTCAGCGCCAACAGGTTGCTGAGCAGATGAGCCTGACACTACAGTCATTGCGCCTGTACCCGGAAGCACTACGTTATCAGCAATAGTTAATGTAGGATCACCTGCGCCATTGCCATTTGTAACGCCAATCTGATTAGCAGTTCCTGTAATCTGACGGCCTGCAATCGTAGAGCCGCCAACAATTGCCAGCATACCCGTGCCAGATGCGTTTGCAATTGCTAAAGCAATGCCTGTCAACGAAAATGTAGGATTGCCAGAAACGCCGCTACCATCAGCAACAGTAATGCCATTGCCTGTTGTTGATAATGTTCTAGGCGTTACCGTTGAGCTGCCTGTCTTAACAATGATTCCATTGCCTGAAGCTTCTAAGCTACCTGCCGCTCGATTCAAAGTTATTTGTAACGTGGATTGCGCACCGCCATCAACTAAACCTATGCCTGTGCCGCCTGATAGCGCACGACTGTTAGCAAGTTGCGGAGTTTGGTTGACTGTTAAATAGGTATACGGTTGACTTGGCGATGCTGAAATGGCGCCTGTTGTTGTCTGAACCGTTACACCATTTTGCACAATAGGCACTGACTCGGTGCCTGTGATTGCACCAGCTGCTGGTAGTTGCGTAATTTGTATATTGGCCATATTACGGACTCAGGTTATCAAGGTTGCCATTGGTCTCTGGATCATCGGTATTCTGCTCCGGAGAGATGTTGTACGTATTATACGGCCCGGTGATCAGCGAGTCTTGTGTTGCAGCCACACTGACATCAGGCCTAGGAAATCTAAGCGCAATCTTTTCAGGTTGCCGTGCAGGTAAGCGGTACGGGTCAAACTGATCTCTGCAGCCATGGTCACAGACTTTTAAGCCCGGATTATTACCATCAGGCATCAGTTCAACATACGCTCGCTTCATGTGACACCGGTCACAAATTGCAATACTTAATACCGCATTGCCAAGAGTGTCAAGCGTACGTGGCATACTTACCTCGTATAGTAACTAATATTGGGGGCAAAGTAAATCGGACTCTTGTCTCTTTCTTCCTGTTCCGCAATATTCCAATACTTTTCAGCTTGTCCTTCAAGATAAGCGATGCGCTCTCCCGCAACTGTGGGTAGCTCCATGGCCATCTGATGCGCAAGCATATTCTGAATGGCCAGATACCATCTCTGAGGAATTTCTATCTCACCTGATAAATCACCTACATCCTGAATTTGCCGATGTCTCCAGACCACGAGTTGTGGCGCAAATGACGATGGCGCAGGCCAAACGTACATTGCAGGCTGAGGAATGTTACGGTCAAACCAAAATTGCAGCGGGTAAAGGCTGGTAAAGTTCTTGTTAGGCAAGTTTGTGTAATCATCACGATTCAATCGAGCCAGTGGAATTTCATTGGAGTTTGAACCAAAAACCACCTGATAGACACCCATGTTGGCGCCTGCTGTTTGCAGGATTCTCCAATACGGCGTGCTGGCAGAAGGCTCTAAGTCATAGTAGATCCATGTGCCTGCAACCCAAGTAACTGCTCCGGGCGCATAAACCGTTGTCCAAGTGGTGCCATCTGTAGAAGACTGAATTGAGAGGGTCACTGAGCCGGATATTGCTGGTAGTATACCCACGGTCCCCATGTAGATGTCATTTTCAGACCCGTTATTGATGCCAATATAGCCCGTGTTGGTGGTTAACTGGCAAATGTTGGTGTATTGACCATCAAAGGCGTTAGCCGTAACGCCAGAAGAACTATTAGCGCCAGTGTTATTTGCAGTGACTGTTCGGTAATTGGAGTTTAAAACATCTACCGTGCCAGTTGGCAGGTAGTAAACATACTTGTCGGGATTAAGACCTATGACTGTCTTATCAATACACCAATATTGAATTCCACGATTTGCAAGATTAGAAAGCAAATAATAGAGACTATCTTTTGAAGACTGCACTTGCTCTGAGGTTAATTCTTCGGCCAGCTTGCCGGCGCGTCGAGCGCCATGGTCAATCAGATTTTGAACCGTGATTGTTGTTTGGCCAACTGTTCCACTAGTGCTCATACATTACCACCCAGGACAATTCCAACGTTTAAGAGATGCGGCCTTACGAGTAAGCTCGCCTTTTTCATCGCGCTTAGGCCCCGGCATGCCTGACATTCTAGCACAGAATGAATCCTTACGACCTTGATCAGCTTTAGTTTTTGGGTTAGGCGCAGGTGCTTTAAGATTAGAGCCAGTTGCTCGATTGATCTTATCGCGGCCTTTTTGAGTTAAGCCAGCCCCACGACTTGTAGGTAGCTTCTCACCACGAGAGACTGAAAGTCTTGGCTCACCACCATTTTTCATCTTTTGCGCGCCGCGTTTAACAGAATATGCAATTGCAACTGCTTGCTTAACCGGCTTGCCTGCCTTCACCTCAGCTGAGATGTTCTTTTTAAAAGCTTTATCTGATTTGCTTTTAATCAAAGGCATAATTAGCCACAGAAAATAGTCACTGACGCGCTTGCAGGCAATGTGACATGAATATCGGTGTTAAAGCGAATACCATTGCCGGGGATTAGTGTTGAGAATGGGTTAGTTGGTGTAGCTGCAATATTAACTCTTAAAAGAACAGTGCCACTTGAACCCCCATCGCGAAACACAATTTCACCAGCCGTTCCGCCTGTCAATAACTGATAGCCTGCAAGGTTGGTTGCGCCAGCATAAATTGTTCCCGTTGCATCTTTATGCGCAGAAAATACATTCGTCAATGTGCTCATAATAAATCCTTAAAAGGAAGGGGCCGAAGCCCCGACCTTGATTAGCAAGAACCGCCGTAAGCTTTTTTCATCTTACCACCGGTTTTGTACTTTTGAATTACGCCACCTGTAGCGTACTTCTCAATTACTCCACCAGTTTTCAGACCTTTATGCGCTTTAGACGCAGGCTTATTAGCATGAGACTTAATGTCACCTTTGATGCCTTTAATAGCTGACATCTCAGCTTTGTGCATCTTAGGAGACTCAACCTCACCGCCTTTTTTACGCATCATTGGCATTGCGCCGGTTTCCATTTTTGTAGGAATACCACCCATACCGATACCGCGTGAAGGCATGGCAGGAGCCATACCACGACGAGCTGCCATAGGGACACCACGTGCAGAAGCGCTTACAGGCATAATACCCTTTTTAGCTACTGCACCGCCTTTTTTGAGCTTTAGCTCAACTGAAGGCTCAGTGGTTTTCATCTTAGGCATTGGTTTAAATTGACCCATGATCAACGCTCCTTCGCAACAAAAACGTAATCCACAGTCATTGTCTTTGCAACGGCTTCACCATTTTGAAGAGCGATTGACACAGTCATATCTTCGTCGTCAGGCAAGTTGGTGGTCACAGAAGTGCCTTTCACAACGCCGTTTACGGAGTATTGAATGCTTGATGCGCCATCGTAGTAAAAACCAAGACTAATAAATGTGTCGTTAGCCATAGTAGCCACGCTAGAGGTCGTAGTTGCTGTGCCATTCTTCTCAACCAACAGGCTTACCGAAGTAGAGCCGTCTGCCTTGATAAAAAACACACCATCCGATACGTCAAGCGGGGTTGCATCGGTAATTTGAAGACCAATAACTACATCAGATTGAGTTGCGTCGCTAACCTTGAGGCGAGCCTCAAAGAAAAGCTCTTTGCCTGAAGCAAAGCGATATGACTCGCCTACTTTTTGCAAAGCAACAAGATCATCATCTGCGGCAGTGTTGGTGATCAAAAGTAAACCACCATCGCCGTCAGTCAAAGCCTGAGTAGCACCAGCCTGAGTCTCAGTTACAGTCCAATTTGCGGCTACATAGTAGTCAAAATCTTCATAGTAAGTGTGAAACTTTGTTGGTGCTGGCATTGTCAGATCAGCAAACGGTGAATCTTCCCCGACGTTTGTCACGCCATTTGGGAAACGGGTTACCAGTAAATTTGCCATTGTCTTTTCTCCTTAAAGCGCAGGGGGCGAACCCCCCACTTGGTTTTAGACGCCGGGTGTGCCGTACATCGCACGAGGATCAGTGAAGCCCACGTCGTAACGCTCTGTCGCCTTGTAGCGCATAGAGTCAGTTTCGAAGTCGCCTTCCATGGTCTTCTCGAGCTTACGACGCATCATGAGCTTCATGCCTTCTGGAGCGTCGGTTTGTACGAAGAATGCTGATGCGTTGGTCAAACGTGACAACACAGCCGCGCCTTCATCCAACAGACCGATGGACTTGACAGGGTTGATGTCGTTGTTTGCATTACCAGCGCGCAACACGGATTTCAAGAGGACTTCAGCTTGGAAGACGTTACCGGGAGCCACGACGAGTTGACGTGGAACC